ATGCATAAAATGGATTTCTTTATGAACAAATTTATTCATGGTGGTTTTTTTGCGAATCGTAAAACACAAATTATGACTGGGCTTGGAATTTTATCTGCAATATGCGCATATTTGGTTGGTGATTCGGATTTATTCGCGGTAATCCAGACAATTATTGCAGTTGGTGGAGTTTATCTGTTGCAAAAATCAAAACAAAACAAAGGAAAATAATATGGAAAATATACCAGAAAAATTTTTAAATAAAGATGGAACACTGAATGATGAAGCATTATTAAAATCATACAATGAATTAGAAAAAAAGATCGGAACAATGGTTTCTGTCCCCGATGAAAATTCAGATGAAAATTCGCAACGCCGCTTTTTCCGCGCGATTGGTGTCCCAGAAAAATCGGATGAATATCCACACAATGAATTATTTGATGATGAAAATGTGCGCGCAGAATTTCATAAAATTGGATTAACAAATCACCAGGTTGAAAAAATTTACAATATTGCCGAAGAATATTTATCGCCGGTCATATCAGAAATTTTTTCTGTACAACAAGAATCAGATGCAGTGTCCGAATTAAAAAAATTTTTCGGTTCAGAAGAAAAAATGCATGATGCATTGATTGAAATAAAATCATTTGGTGAACGTTTTCTGCCAACCGATGCATTTAATGAAATGTGTGCCAGTCCCCAAGGAATTCAAGGGTTGTATAAGATGATGCAATCAATGGAACCACATGTAGAAACGGATACAGGTGATACAAAAAATTTAACAGATGATGATTTGCGACGCATGATGCATGATCCAAAATATTGGCGTGATCATGATGCAGAATATATTCGTAAAATTGAAAACGGATTTAAAAAATTATATTCATGATAAAAATTTTTTGTAAAAATTCACTTTTCTTCTTTACTAATTTTTTTCTTTAATATAAAATATAAATCAAGAACAAAAGAATTTGTTCTAACCAAAAAAAATAGAAAGGAGAGAAGAATGGCATTCACATTCTTGAAAACTGCAGCAAAGAAACCAGCTGCGAAGAAACCAGCTGCCAAGAAACCGGCGGCCAAGAAACCTGCTGTAAAGAAAGTTGCGGCGAAAAAACCAGCGGCAAAAAAAGTTGCAGCAAAGAAACCAGTTGCAAAAAAAGTTGCAGCAAAAAAACCGGTTGCAAAAAAAGTTGCAGTGAAAAAAGTTGCAGCAAAAAAACCGGCCGCAAAAAAAGCATGTGCTAAAAAGCCATGTTGCAAAAAATGTGCAAAAAGAAAATAGTCTTTTTTGCAAATCTTGATTAAATGCCCGCGACGCGGGCATTTATCTTTTATAAAAAAAGTCAGTCAGATTTTTTGTCTGACTGACTTTTTTATTGTTGGACAATCCATTTAATGGACCCAGTTGAATTTATTAGTGGCGCCATACGGCATAACCAAAAATAAATTTTTGGTGGATGAAATATTATTCATCCGTTGTTTTAATTTTTTAACAAAAGGAATGATTATGTCTGTTTCCATAGATCAAGCATTTGTGAAACAATTCGAAGCAGATGTTCATCTTGCGTATCAGCAAATGGGCACAAAACTGCGTTCAACAATTCGCAGTAAATCGGGAGTTGTTGGCGCGACCACAACTTTCCAGAAAATTGGTAAAGGCACCGCAAGCACAAAATCGCGTCACGGTATTGTACCAGTAATGAATCTGAATCACACTCCGGTAGAATGCGCATTACAGGATTACTATGCCGGCGATTGGGTCGATGCATTGGATGAATTAAAAATCAATGTTGACGAACGTCGTGTGGTCGCATCGGCGGGTGCATATGCGTTGGGTCGCAAGACCGATGAACTGATTATTACTGCAATGAGTCAAACGACACAAAATGTCGGCGACTATTCAACCGGTTTAACAAAATCATTGATTTTAAGTGCATTAGAAACATTGAATGAAAATGATGTACCAGATGATGGCCGCAGATTCGCAGTTGTTGGTGTGCACCAATGGAATGAACTGTTGGGTATCGCAGAATTTTCATCGGCGGATTATGTCGGTTCTGATTTACCGTTTATCACGGGTGGCGAAGGCAAAAGATGGTTGGGTATTACATGGTTGTTGCATAACGCATTGCCACTTTCGTCAAGCACACATCGTGATTGCTTTATTTATCATGCATCCAGTGTCGGTCATGCATGTGGTCAAGAAGTTAAAACTGACATCACATGGCATGGCGAACGCGCCGCGCATTTTATCAGCAACAGTATGTCCCAAGGGGCCGTTCTGATTGATAATGACGGTATTGTACGTGTTAAATGTGGCGAATAACTCACTAATTATGGGGGTAAAAAATGGCTTTTCAGAATAAAAATTTATCGGTAATTGCATATGCAAATGGGTTCACATTGTGGCACTATGTTGCAAGTGAAACATTGGCGACTATCACCGCCAGTGGATATTTCAACACGGTTAAAACTTTGATGAATTCCGGTGATGTTGTCATCATTAACGCATCTGATAATACATCTATTAAAAAGATTGCGGTTGGTGACAGTGCAGTAACAACCGGTGCATTAGCATAAGATTGCTTAATTATAACAGGGTCGGATTTCATATCCGACCCATTTTTATGTATGGGGGAAATAATGCTGACGAAAATAGATTTGTGCTCAATGGCGTTGTTAAAACTTGGTGAAAATCCGATTCAATCGTTATCGGATGATACAGCGGCAGCGAAACTTGGGCGCACATTGACAGATTTTGTAATAGATACATTGTTGTCGATGCATCCGTGGCGTTTTGCATGTCGGACATATAATTTAAACAAAGATGAAAATGGCGATTTCGTTATACCATCTGATGTATTGCGCATAGTAAAAACAAATGGAAAAATAATGGAAAATCGTGTGGTTGCGGATTCAGATAATGTCACGATAAATGCGATAGTACGTGTTGCACCTAATGAATTTCCAAGTTATTTTGCATCATTGGTTGCGACCAAATTGGCCGCGGAATTTTGTATGCCGTTGATATCGGATACTGCTGTTTTTCGAACTTTGATTGCATTGTACGAAACAGAATTACAATCTGCAAAATTTATAGACAGTACTACATCTGTAAATTCGGCGATAGATAATTTTTCATTGATAGACATCAGATTTTAACACCCAAAGGAATTTAATATGGTGAATTTTATAAAGACACAAACATCATTCGCACATGGTGAGGTTTCACCAAATTTTTTTGCAAATGATGACATGCACGGATTGGCGCGGATGGAAAATATGGATGTAATATCTGGGGGTGGATTGACACGTCGTCCAGGATTAAAAAAAATCGCGAAATTATCAGGACCGGCACGATTGATACCTTTTTCTGTATCCGAAGTTGAAAATTATACATTGGCCATAATGAATGGTATTATGCGTGTGTTTTCGGGTGATACATTCATCCAAGATATCGTGGTTCCATGGTCTTATTCAGATACAGATTTGTTACAATATGCGCAAAGATTCGGAACAATAATTTTTGTACACCCGAATCACAAACCTAAAGTATTATCTTGCGTAAATGGTGTGTTCCAATTATCAAACTTTGTTTTTTCATCTTCGGATGACCATGGAACATACTATACACCATTTATGCGATTCGAAGATTCCGAAAATATAAGTATATCGGTCGTATACAGCGATGGTTATATTCATTTTAAAACCACTGTCGATTTTTGGACGGCCGATAATGTGGGGGGATATTTATCATTACTGGGGAAAAGTTGGCTGGTCATAACATATATAGGGCCACGTGATATCATTGCAACATGTAATGGTTCATATACACTGCCAAATGACCCAGTGGCCGATTGGCAAGAGGCCGCATTCAGTCCGCGTCGTGGATGGCCCGCCAGTATAACATTCCACCAAAACAGATTGGTCTTTGGTGGGTCAAAATCATGGCCGGGTGGTGTATGGATGTCACATGTAGGTGAACACAGAAATTTTGATACTGGAACCGGATTAGATGATGAAGCGATATACTTTACATTGTTATCCGGAAAACGCCAACATATATGCACACTTATCAGCAGTGATAATTTGCAAATATTTACATCCGAAGGCGAATGGGCGGTTTCAAATAAACCACTGACACCAGAATCTGTGGATATCAAAATGCATACATCAATTGGATGTGTCGCAGACCGTTTCTTGCCACCACAAATTATGGAAGGCACCACAGTTTTTATATCAAAAAATAAACAAGATATTCGTGAAATGGTACTTGATGATATCAATCAAAATTACAAAGCGAATAATTTGTGCGCATTATCGGAACATTTGATAAACAATCCAACAGATATTGCATATAACAAAAAAACAAAAAAATTATCGGTTGTTATGTCAGATGGAAATATGGCGGTATTAAATTGGAACCCTGCACTGGAAATCGCGGCATGGGGCAGATATACAACCACCGGAAAATTTGAATCTGTGGTCACATCGGGTGGTGAAACTTTCGTTGTCACCAAACGTAATTCGGAATATTTTCTGGAACGGTTTGATACGCAAGTGATGATTGATGCCAATGAGTATGCGTATAAAGTCTGTGCACGCGGACTACCGTTAATGTCATCAGGACATAATACAACAAATACCCGAATTAAAAAAATAACAGTACGCGTTCACAATTCGAAAACATTATTCATAAATAACTATCGTGCAGATTTTCCAAACGAAATTTATTCCGATGATAATGTCGGATTTTCGGGCGATGTTTCGGTAAATATACTTGGTACCATCCATGAAATGGTTAATCCGACATGGGAAATATCAACAACAGACGCATTGCCGTTGACGGTATTATCGGTGACTACATACGGCAGATATCAAATTTAATAACCAAAAGGATTTAATAATGGGACAGATACTTTCAGATGTTAAAGACATATTAAACTATCAGAACAGTAAACAAGAAAATAAATCATCCAAAAATCAAATTTTGGAACAAATGACAAAAGATGAAGGCGAAAAACAAAACTTGGTTAAAAAAGTTCTTGCCGCACAACGCGCAAAATATGGCGCGTCAGGCATGTCATCCAAAGGTCTGACCGAACAGGCCGTATTGGAACGCATAAAACAAGAAACCGAAAAACCATATGAGACAAAGCGACAAACAAATTTGAATAAATTAAAAAACATGAATACCAAAAAAAAGAATTTGTTGGTGTCGGTTTTGGAACACATGGATAATCTGATTAAATAATATGAATCAATACTACCAATTTTTAGATTCGTGGAATTCTGTGTTGGGGCTGATAACACCACAACATCATTACCGTATGACAGATTTCTTGATGCATGTGTTGAATGATGATATGCATCGCGGATTACTGATGGCGTTCCGACATTCGGGTAAATCAACAATTGTTGGTATTTTTGCAACATGTGTATTGTTTCTGCACCCGGAAACCCGAATTTTAATATTGTCAGCCCAGACACATCAGGCAACACGAATGGTCATGCATATTCGCAATATTTTAGAAAATCATCCATGGTGTCATGATATGATTCCAAAAAATCGTCGCGAATGGGCGGAAAATAAAATCACCATAAACCGCCCAATTGGTATACGCGAACCATCGGTTGTATGCCAGGGAATATACGGTAATGTGACCGGTATGCGCGCAGATTTGATTATTTGTGACGATGTCGAGGTCCCGAATACATGTAATACCGCCCAAAAAAGAATCGCATTGCGCGAACGACTACGCGAATTAGATTTTGTTTTATCGCCAAATGGTTCAATGATTTATATTGGAACACCACATACACTGGACACTATATATCGTACGAATTAAAAGTCGCCGTTCGTTTGTGTGTTTATAATTTTATGCAATTGTTGCAACACCTGGTTACCCTGGTCACCAAACATTGGCAGATATGTTTCGTATTCCAACATGTCAACCTGAAGTTGGGCGCGTGTTCGATCATTTACAGGCTTAGATATAATTGCATTCGCGCTTTCCCATGCACGATAGGCATTCCATGTGCGAACAATTTGATCAAAATGTTCCAGTTCGGTTGGATTGTTGCTTAACGCGCTTTGTGTCAGCGCAATCCAATTTGGACCAAATTTCTTTATAACAGAATTTTTCAGAAATTCGTTAAGTCCGTCTTGGTCTGGGCTGAAATCATTCACGGCATTTATCAGTTGTTTAACATCATCAGAAGAAATTTCAATGTTTGATGTTGCATCAACCATCATGCCACCATATGGTAATAATTCACGTGCAATTGAATCCATTGGGGTTTTCCCAGAACGCAAATTTTCGATATGCACAACCAACAATTTGCCGGTCGGTAAATCTTGCAATTCGGACATAACATCATCGGATGCTTCGTCAACAAAAACACGATTTACGGTTGCCCATCCACCATTGATGACATGTGCCTGGCGGTACAGGTTTAATAATTTTTGTGCGATGACACTGGCTTTGGCTTTCATCTCGATTGTCCCCCCTTTGGCCGTTTACGAATCATTCCATAATGACCATAATTACCCGGTGCATAGTTTTGTATGAGATTTTTTCCTCTGGCCCGGACATTTGTCCGTAAAGGTTCCCTTTGGAATCACGGCGAACAACGGCAATATTGGCGTTCACCGAATCATCGGGTTTTAATGAATTAAAATCTGCATCAATGAACACGGCCAAATCGCCCACATTAACCGGCGATTTGATATCGGCGAACACGTAAGATTTTTCCGGTATAAATCCGCCCAGTCGTTTAGAATTTGGTACAACCGCATATACACCGCGACGACCTTCGATATTTGCGGGTGCGACGATCATGTTTGTGTCAGATTTTTGGAATGACAAGGTTTTTCCAACGGGTTTAGCAAACACTGGAACCAATTTGTTGCGCGCGTTTTCGTATAATTTTGCGCCATACATATGACTGCGTGTTTCATCCAGTCCCGATGATGAATCACCCGGAACCAAAACAGCGGTGACTTTTTCTTTGACCTTGTTTATCTGTTTAGTTAATTCGCCAGATTTGTAAAGTGTCGCAATGTTATCAAACATTTCTTCGACAGATTTTGCAAAAGAGTGTGCTAATGGTTCAATTTCGTTTTTATAAACTTCGCGTTGACCGACCTCTATTTTATGATATACCGATAATGTCATGCCGGCATCCTTGGCCGCCTGGGCAATGGTTTTCCCAGATTGTTGGCGAATTTTTCGCAACCCACTGCCGAATATTTTCAGACCGCTGTCTTCATTATCAGCCATACGGCGTTTGATTTCGCTTTGCCATTTGGTTGCGACATCATCAGTGTCCTTGATGAATATGTCAGATAATTTACAGCCCAATATGTTGCAAATATTCAATAATTGTTTCTGGTTCAACCGACGCACACCTTTTTCAATCTTGGAAACAGCGGACAGCGACAAATTTGAACGACGCGCCAGTTCCGTCATTTTCATGCCGGCGGCCAGACGAATATTGCGAATATTATTTGGAAAGATGATTTCTTCTTGGGCCATACAGAACTCCTTGGTAAATCTTGACAAAATAATAGTCAATTTTATAAAACATGGCAAGTAAAAAGTTGACCACAATAAAGACTAATCTATATCATCGGGGATTGCGGTTAAATCAAGTGGTGTTGCATCATTGGTATCGTTCGTTGGTGTTGACGAATCATCGGCAAAGTTCGGAACACGATTCGCCATTTCATCAAGATTATCGAACAAACTGTATTCGGCCAAGAATGCGACATTTACAGTGTCTGTACGTCCATGGCGGTTTTTACCGATGATAATATCTGCTTTGCCACGGGATTTTTCCAAACGCTTTTCCCATGAATCTTTGGATTTTTCACTTGGTGTGTTAGACAAACGAAATGATGGATCACGATTCATCAAATAATATTCTTCACGGTACGTGAACATGACAATGTCAGCATCCTGTTCAATAGATCCAGATTCACGCAAATCCGCCAGTTGTGGTCGTTTATCATCACGCGATTCGACACCACGTGACAACTGGGACAGGGCAAGAACCGGAACATTAAATTCTTTGGCCAACATTTTCAGACCGCGTGTAATTTCTGATAATTCTTGGACACGATTATCTTTATTCTTGCCACCCGGCGAAGTCAATAATTGCAAGTAATCGACAACAATCAACGCGATTCCATTGTACTTTCGTGCCAAACGCCGCACACGTGTGCGAATCATTGGTACAGACATCCCCGGCGTGTCATCAATGAACAATGGAATACGACCGATTGCATCAGAAAATTGCGTCATTTTCAAGAAATCTTCATCGGTCAACGAACCTTCACGCATAGCAGATGCGGGAATTCGTGATTGCGATGACAACACACGCGCCGCCAATTCGGATGCGCCCATTTCAAGACTGAAAAACGCGACCGCACCCTTATATTGACTGTTTGCGCGTCCAGAAAATATTGCGTTCGCCGCATTAAATGCGATGTTTAATGCCAGTGCAGTTTTTCCCATTCCCGGTCGTCCCGCAATAATCAACAGATTGGATTTGTGCATACCACTGATTGCACGGTCCAAATCGGTCAACCCTGTTGTTAAACCCGACAGGCGACCATCCGCCTTGTATGCGATTTCCGCTTCGGTCAGGGCATCTTTTAATGCGTTTGAAATTGGTGTCACATCACGTCCAGTATCACCAACTGTCGCCAAGTTAAATAATTTTTGTTCGGCAACTTCTATTTGGGTCGCAACCGGATTATCCAGGTCTTCAACAAATGCGGCATCTGTAATACCCTGGCCCAGGTTGATAAGTTCACGACGCAATGCATTATCGTGTACAATGCGACCATATTGTTCGACATTTACAACGGTTGCACCGGCACCCGCCAGTTGGGTTAAATAATCAACGCCACCAACCGATTCCAGTGTTCCCTGTTGATCCAGGTAATTTTTGATTGTGATTATATCAAATGGAATACCTGCGGCAAAATGACGCAGGGCCAGTTTGTAAATTTCCTGGTGCGCAGGGTGAGAAAAATCTTCGGGTTTTAGAAATTCAGATATTTTTTCCAACGCGCGATTGTTCATCAGTACCGCGGCCAACACGGCCTGTTCGGCCTCAAGATTCGTTGGTAAAGTTTTGGGAGTAAAGTCCATGTCAGATATAGTATATGAAAAAAATGTTTTTTCAACGCCTTTTTTATCTGGGTATTCAGAATTAAAAATACCGATACTGGACCCCGATGGAAATTCAGCGTGGCCGGCGTGTTTCCCCGTTGAAAAAATTAACCAGATGCGCCAAATCGTTGGGGAACGGCACTTTTCCGCCCAAATGATGTTGGAATTTATCGCGCCTGATAAAATCCGCCTGGACCCAGGGGGAATAAAATTCTATGACGACGAATACGATGCCCGTACATCGCGAATCGGTGACCAAAATATTACCGGTGCGTGCGTATATTGGGACCCATCGGGTGGTCGGCGCGGTGGTGACAACAGTGTCTGTACGATTATATACCGTGATGATAATAATCATTGCATATTTATTCACGACATAATGTATATCATCGTTCCTGAAAATACCGATTATCCACTGGCATACCAGTGCAATGCAGTACTGGATTTCGTGCGCAGGCATAAGATGCGGGTCATCATGGTGGAAACAAACGGAATCGGAAATACGTTGCCTGAAATAATGCGTACAACGATTAGTCGTGCCGGATACAGTGTCCATGTCCGTCCAATTACGAATTCGCATCGCAAAGAAGATCGAATTCTTGATGCAATTGAACCATTGTTATCAACGGGTCGATTATACGCACACCGGCGAATCACCCAAACCCCGTTTATATCAGAAATGTTGTCATGGTCGCCGATGGGCGGTGCCGAACATGATGACGGTCTGGACGCGGTGTCGGGCGCAATTTCAGGTACACCGGTTGCGCTGCACCCGATTGGTGTTTCATTGCCACGATATACCGCCAACACAGATTTCAAAATTTAACAATATAACCAAAAGGAAAAAATATGAAATATGATTTACAACAAATGTATACGCGTGCGCTGGCACTGCGTGAACCATGGATGCGTCGCTGGGCCGATGCGCGCAGATATACCATGCCGTCATCTGATTCAGATTTGGCGACATTGTTTGATGCAACCGCATCAGATGCCGCCGATAATCTGGCGGCGTGCATGTATTCATTACTGACGCCGCCCGAATCATTGTGGCTGACCCTGATACCCGAAGGTCCCGATTCGCCCGATGCAGAAATTGCCACCGCGGCGTTGCGTGCGAATTTGAATGATTCGAATTTTTATACAACGGTGCATCAATGCTATATGGATTTAGTTGTATTGGGAACCGCGTGTCTGTTTATGTCGGAGAATCCGATTGGTTCGGCCAGTGCTTTTTCATTTACTGCGATTCCGATGCAAGACATTGCGATTTTACCGAATGCGGTATTTCATACGGCGACAATGACGGCGATGGATGTTATGCAGAAATATCCCCAATGGACACCGCCACGTGAAATCATGGAAAAAATAAAACAGAATCCGGAATATCAAATGCGCCTGGTTCAATCGTTGGTTGGCACAGAATTTACAGCATGGATTGATGCCGGTGGCGATTTAGAAAATAATATTGTATCGCGTGGAACATTTGAAACAAATCCATATCTGATATTTCGGTGGGCGGTGGCCAGTGGTGAACAATATGGCATGGGCCCGGTGATTCGCGCATTGCCCGATATTAAAACGGCAAACAAAGTTGTTGAATTAGTATTGAAAAACGCCACCATCGCGGTCAGCGGCATATGGCAGGCCGATGATGATGGTGTAATAAACCTTGGCAATATCAATTTGACACCGGGCGCAATTATTCCCAAGGCCGTCGGCAGCAGTGGTCTGACACCACTGGCCAGTGGCGCAAACTTTGATGTGTCCCAGATAGTATTAAAAGATTTACGCGAACGCATTCGTCATACATTGTTGGCCGATCGAATCGGATTACTGTCAGACAAAGAAATGACTGCAACCGAAATATTGGCACGCAACGCGGACATGTTGCGAATTTTGGGTGCGACATATGGTCGATTGCTGCATGAATTTATTCGACCATTGTGCGACCGTGGATTACAGATACTGTCGCGTCGCGGAACCATAGATAAAATATCACTGCACAGTGATGCCGAATTAAAATACATTGCGCCGATTGCCAAAATGGTTGCCGAAAATGAAACACTGATTTAATTACGGGGGAAAAAATGGATAAAACAGAAATCGCGTATGCGCGAACATTTTTAACCCCGTCGGGGGCGACCGTTATGGAACACCTGCGCAAGATTACGATTGAACGCGTGTTGGGGCCGAATGCGACCGAATCGGAATTGCGTACTGTCGAAGGTATGCGCGCATTGGTTCACCAAATTGAAAACTTGGTTGCACGGGGGCGTGACAATGCAAAAGCATAATGGATTATCGAACATTGTTGACACACTGCGCAGCGGTTGGTTTTTAATCGCATTTATTGCGGGCATGATTTACTGGGTTGCGCGTCAAGATAACGCATTGGTTGAACTGGACCGATTGACGGTCCGCATGACGACATTGGAAAATCGCACTACGGTTTTGGAAAGTGGAATTGGCCAATTACAATTAAAAATAGATGCCATCAAAGAAGATTTAACACTGATAAAAACCGCGGTTATAAAGTAA